GGTTTAGTTGCTTCTGAGATAAAATCAGTTGAGTCTGCTCTGCGAGCCGCGACGGCCCCTGACAATAAGAGGCAGAGAAAGGTAACTGCACAAAAATTGCAGGAACCCGAATCTAGCGACCTTATTGTTAGGAAGCGTAGAGGCTTGTATCGAATATTGAAGACTCCTGGTGTTTTTAATTTCAGAGACAAGTTTAACCATCATCATGAATCAATCGCGAAAACAAAGGACCAGTCCCGATGCAATGGATTAGTGATACCCGATGATAAGGTCATTGATGAGTTGTATTGCTACCTTCGTAGAAACGAGTTTGAAGCTTACCCTGATAGGGCTGCTAAATTGGCTCACATGACCAAATTAGCGGCCAAATGGGATGTAGGTGATTTCAAACTCGGGTCTCAAGGTCGCGATCTAGCCCCTATAGATCTCAATAGATATTTTGTAACCATCCAAAAAGTGACGGATGCAAAAGATACTGAGTTTCTATTACAGGAGGTTAAAGCTTATCATTCAAACTCCCGATTTAAACGAGTACTCGGAAAATTGGGATGCTTTCCCCGGTATTTAAACTAGAAAAACCCCTACCTAGGAACATAAGAGACGCGTCCTCTCTATGTTCCATTTGCACTGAGGGCGCTAAGATTGAACCAATGGCTCCTTGGAAGCTACCTTATATTGTGGAACTTAAAACACAATTTTGTAGCTCAAGGTCATATGAAAAGATCTATAAGATACCACGCATACTTCAAGAAGAACGATATATTATGTCTAATTGTGCACATAATGAATATGTCGGGCTTAGAAATAGGTACTTAAAGAAAATGGACAATAATACGACTTACATAAGTTCAGTAGTAGACCATATACTTGACAAATTAGCTGAACAGTTAAAACCCCACTATAATGGACCAATTAGTTTGGATGAATTTTTACAAGGCAAGAAAGGTAAACTCAGAAAGAGATATCTTGATTGTTTTGATAAAATATTCAAGAAAGGTTTTGACTTGGAAAAGGATGGTGACTGTTCCGCTTTTGTTAAGAATGAGCTTTATTCCGAAATAAAACCACCGAGACTCATTATCAATAGAAACCCAAAATTTGGTATGGTTTATGGTATGTTTACTCATGCTTTAGAAAAAGCTATGATGCAACTACCACAAATATCCAAAGGTAGGGATTTCAAAGGCAGAGGTAAACAATTTGCTGATTTGATACATGGTGCTTGGGCTTTGGAAGGCGATTGTAGTAAATTTGAGGCTAGTCAGCGCATCAGACTTTTGAAACATATTGAATGTGGTTTGATGCGTAGGTTAGAGACTGATGTAAACTACAAACGCTTTCTAAAATTATTTTATAGGAAATTAAAGAAGAATGGTTATACTCAGAATGGGCAGAAGTTTGGATTTCTAGGAATGAGAGGTTCTGGAGATGCAGACACTGGACTATTTAATACTTTAATTATGTGGGTCGCTTGTTATTATTTTGAAATCATCAACGGTTTGCAACCTGGTCATTTTATGTGTGATGGTGATGATAATGTAATTAGAATGCCGAAAGGAAAATCAGATTACATTAACACATTTGCACATTTTGGCTTTGATGCAAAACTTATATTGCGTAAAGATTACCATGACATTGATTATTGTTCTGGGAAATTTATGCAATATAACAAAGTAGGTGATTTTATTTATGTCCAAAATATTCGCAAAATCATCAATAATATGACAGTTTTCCGTAAATTAAATTTTAATCATTGTAAGACCGACTATTACCATAGCCTGGGATTCATGTATAAAAAATT